CAAAAAAGGATAAGTAAATGGCTCGGCTAGACGTAAGAGATATCATGGAGCGTGAGGCCAAGGCCCAATCCCGCAAGGATCAGTGGCGCTCTATCTATGAGGATTGCTATGAGTTCGCTCTACCACAGCGTAACATGTATGATGGCAACTATGATGGCGGCACTGCTGGTCAACGCAAGATGGGTCGCGTGTTTGATTCCACAGCTATCTCCGCAACGCAGCGTTTTGCCAACCGTATCCAGGCCGGTTTGTTCCCGCCACAAAAGCAGTGGTGTCGTTTGGAAACTGGTAGCGGTATTCCGGAAGCCAATACTGCACAGGCTCAAGCTGCGTTAGACGCATACACTACACGTATGTTTGAGGTTATGCGCCAGACTAACTTCGACCTGGCAATGGGTGAGTTCTTGCTGGACCTATGTGTTGGTACGGCTGTTATGATGGTTACGCCAGGTGATGAGGCTACTCCTATTCGCTTCACGCCGATCCCTCAGTACCTTGTGTCAATCGAAGAAGGCTCGTTTGGTAACGTCGATAATGTGTATCGTAAGATCCGCATGAAGGCTGAAGCAATACCACAAGAGTATCCAGACGCTACAATCACGCCAGAATTAGCAGAGGCGATATCACGTTCACCATCTAAAGAGATAGATCTGATGGACGCGGTGATCTACGACTACGAACGTGCAATCTATTGTTACCACGTTATCTGGCCTGGCAAGAAACAAGAGCTTGTTTACCGCAACATGAAGTCTTCGCCATTTATCGTGGCGCGTTACATGAAGGTTGCCGGTGAGATCTACGGTCGTGGCCCACTGGTTACTGCGATTGCTGATATCAAGACGCTGAACAAGACTGTCGAGCTAGTGTTGAAGAACGCTTCCCTGTCTATCTCTGGCGTCTACACTGCTGCTGATGACGGGGTTCTGAACCCTCAGAACGTCAAGATCCAGCCAGGTGCAATCATTGGTGTTGCTCGTAACGGTGGCGCACAAGGTCCATCCTTGGCACCATTGCCCCGTGCCGGTGACTTCAACACAAGCCAGATCGTAATGAATGATCTGCGTATGAGCATCAAGAAGATCCTGATGGATGATACGCTGCCGCCTGACAACATGTCTGCTCGTTCTGCTACTGAGATTGCGGAAAGGTCACGCGAATTGGCGTCTAATCTTGGTTCTGCGTTCGGTCGATTGATTGACGAAACGATGGTTCCTTTGGTTTCTCGCGTTCTCTACGTGATGGATCAGGCTGGCTACATCGACCTACCGCTCAAGGTAAATGGAGTTGAGGTTAAGGTCACACCGGTCGCGCCTCTCGCACAAGCACAAAAGCTTCAAGAGGTTAATGACATTGTGCAGTTCATGCAGATCGCTAACTCTCTAGGTCCACAAGGCCAGATGGCTCTGTCGATCCCAAGGATTACCGCTTTTATTGCGCAAAAAATGAACATCAAACAAGAATTGCTCACCACACCGGAAGAGCAAGAAATGATGATGCAACAGATGCAGGAACAAGCAATGGCCGAAGAAGGGCCACCTGCTGCTAACGATGGTGGAGCAACAATGGAGGCGATGCAATGAGTTCACCCGATGGGTGGGAAGGTTTAACCCAAGCGACAAGCGAAGCCCCAAAGGCTGCTGATATAGATATCCTGTATGGGAAGGTCTTTAAAAGCACTGAGGGGCAACGTGTGCTGAGTCACTTGCGAAGTGTTACGATTGAGCAACCGACTTGGATTCCAGGTGAAGATGCGAGTTTCGGTTATGTCAGAACAGGCATGGCTGAAATGGTTCGCATGATTGAAAAAAGAATAGGAAGGTCAAACAATGGCTGAAGCAATGGCAGAAGAAGTAGCGGCTGATGGCCCAATGATTAACGTGCTAGAACCAGAGGCTCCTCAAGAGGACGCACCTGTTGCAGTTCACGAACAGCCTCCAGGTGAAGAGAAGGCTGCAAGCGATGATGGACCGTTAGAGCGTCCAGAGTATTACCCTGAGAAGTTTTGGGATGAGGATGGACCTGATGTTGAAAAGCTTGCAAAAAGCTATGCGGAGCTTGAAAAGAAGTTTAAGTCCGGCAAACATAAAGCACCGGAAGAGTATGATGTATCTGCACTTGCGGATCAGGGTTTGGACTCTGAAGATCCGACTGTCGCCGTATATCAGGATTGGGCTAAAGAGAATGGGATTAGCCAGGGTGCTTTCGAGGATCTGGCGGGTCGTGTCTTAGCTCTATCTAAGGATGAGCAAGAAAGCGTACAGTATGATCAACGTGCGGAGATGGAAAAGCTTGGGGCAAATGCCTCTGAGAAGATCCAGATGACAGAGCGGGTGCTTATGAAGGCTCCTCTAAATCCCTCTGAGCGTGAGGCTATAGCGTATTCTCTGAATAATGCCGATGCTATCAACGCATTTTTGAAGTATCACCAGGCGATTACGAATGAGAACATCCCTATCAAGCCTACAGTTCAGCAGTCCAGCATGACAAAGCAAGATCTTAACACTGCTATCTCTGATCCACGCTGGCAAAGCGATGCTGCATGGCGCACCCAGATGGAACAGAAATGGTTTCAGTCACAGCAAAACTCTTAAAGTCTTGCAATAAGTATCGCTTGCGTGTATTTTGCCTTTAACGGCTAACCGCGCTCGGCCCGTTAGATGTAGTAATCTACTGGTTGGCGCGGCCATAACGCGCAAGCGACCGCCCGAACCTCGGATAACGGAAGCGTTTTATTGAAACGCAAAAGGAGGTTTTTGCAAATGGCGATTAACGTCTCAACCGCGTTTGTTGATCTTTTCGATTCTGAGGTCAAGCAAGCGTATCAAGCCGAATCTGTGCTTCGCGGCACAATGCGGACTCGTACTGGCGTAGCCGGTAACACAGTTAAGTTCCCAACAATCGGTAAGGGCGTAGCAACTTTGCGCGTACCACAAACCGATGTTACACCGCTTAACGTAACATATGGCCAAGTAACTGCGACAATGGAAGATTACATTGCTGCGGAATACTCAGACATTTTCCAACAGTCACACATCAACTTCGATGAGCGTTCTGAATTGGTTCAAGTTGTATCTAAGTCTATTGCTCGTCGCATGGACCAGATTATGATTGATGCTCTGAATGCTGCTAGCGGCACAACAGCCGTTGCAACAGGCATTGGTGGTTCAACCACAAACATGAACATCGAAAAGCTTCGCGCTACTGCGAAGGCAATGAACGAGAAGAACGTACCTTCTGAAGGTCGTAACTTGCTTATGCACGCTTCTCAGCTAGATTCTTTGCTCGGTGAAACTGAAATCACAAGCCAAGACTTTGCTTCTGTAAAGGCTCTTGTCCAAGGTGAAATCAACACATTCATGGGCTTCAACATCTTGACAGTTGGCGATCGTGATGAGGGTGGTCTTCCTAAACCTTCAACTCGTACTTGCTTCGCCTGGCACAAAGACGCAATGGGCTATGCTGAGTCAATGGCTCAGAAAACCGAAGTTAACTATGTCCCAGAAAAGACATCGTTCTTGGTTAGCTCAATGTTCTCTGCTGGCTCTGTTTCAATCGACGGTGCTGGCATCGTTAAAATTTCTTGTACTGAATAAGGAGATCTGAAACATGGCATTCGCAACAGCAAACTGGTCAACCGTTGGCGCTTCTAAAAGCGGCAATGCTCCTGCAATCTATAGCTATAAGTCCTCTGGTGACAACAAAGCTACTATTGCCGGTTCCGGTTACTTCAACACAGTTGAGGCTCTTATCACTACTGGTGATTGGATCTACACATACGGTAGCGATGGCGGTCAAACGCTCGTAGCAACCAACAGTTCTGGCGTTATTACAGCGGCAGTAATCTAAGGAAAGGGAGGGCTGGTTCGCACTGGCCCTCTCCACCTCTTACGGAGAACCGTTATGGCTGCTGGCGACACTTCACTTTCAATATGTTCTGATGCTTTAATCCTGCTGGGCGCTTCGCCCATTTCTTCGTTTACGGAGGGGTCTGATTCGGCTCAGGCTTGTGATCGTCTTTATCCAGATCTCAGAGATTCGATTCTCTCAGTCTACCAATGGAGTTGGAGCGTTAAGAAGGTTCAGCTTAACCGCCTGTCTACGGCCCCGATTGATGAGTGGAAGTATGCCTATCAGCTACCTGGCGATCTACTCTCCGGTGTTCTGGCTGTATTCAGAAGTGCTGGTCTATCCGAAAAACCCACTCGTTATGGCTGGGAGATCTACGGGGATCAGCTTTATACTAATTTTGAAAAGATCTTCATCGACTATCAAGGCACAGTTGATGAGAGCAAAATGCCTAATTACTTTGTAAGACTGTTGCGCTCTGCGTTGGCAGCGGAGTTGGCGTTTACAATCACAGACCAAATCAGCAAGTCAGACTATTTCCGCGCTTTGGCTTACGGATCTCCAGGCGAGTCAAATCGTGGTGGATTGATGCGTGAGGCGATGAACATAGATGGTCGTGGCAAGCCACCGGAGATTATTGAGGACTACGCCCTTATTGATGTGAGATACTAAAATGCGGATTATGCAGTTCCAGACCAACTTCTCGGTTGGTGAGCTTGATCCTCTCATTCGCGCTCGTACTGACCTACAGCAATATAAGAATGGTCTTGAGGAAGCTACTAACGTCATTATCCAGCCACAAGGCGGGTTTCGTCGCCGTGATGGGTCTAAGTTTATCCATGACTTCGGCTCTAGCTTTACAGACTTTAAGGTTATCCCGTTTGAGTTCAGCGTGGATGATAGCTATTTTCTCGTGCTTGTTACTCAGCGCGTCTATATCTTTAAGGCTGGCGTTCTACAGACCAACATAAACGGAAGCGGCAACGATTATCTGGCTGCTACAGATATCACGACTGCTATGCTGGATGAGATTAATTATACTCAGGCTGTTGATACGCTCATTCTCTGCCATCAAGATCTCCAGACCAAGCGCCTGGTGCGCAATGCAGATACAAACTGGACGTTGGAAAACCTACCTATAACCAACCTTCCGCAGTATCCTTACGCCTTTGATACGCACCAGCCAGACTTCACGGTTACGCCCAGCGCCACTTCGGGCAATATTGAGATCACTGCGTCTGCTGCAACAACCGAAACAGGGACCGCTCAAGCTGGATCTACAAACACAATTACAGTTAAAGCCTCTAGTCCCTATGCTGATGACCAGCCTAACGGGATGTTCATTACTTTAACTTCCGGTACTGGATCAGGTCAGACGCGCCATGTTGAAGACTTCGTTGCTTCTACAAAGGTTCTGACTGTCTATCCCGCTTGGACCACAGCGCCAGATGCAACCACAGGGTACAAGATCGAGCCTTTTGCTCCTGCTACTGTTAATGGGTATTTGCAAGTAACCAGTACATTCGGTCGCGCTAGATATGTTGAGTATGTATCTTCGACAGTTATGAAGGCTGTAGTGGAAGTTCCGTTCTTTGACGCTGGGGCGATTCTTGCCGGTGAATGGGAAAGCGAACATGGCTATGAAGACGTGTGGTCTAATACTCGCGGCTGGCCACGCTCTGCTGCATTCCATGAGGGCCGGTTGTACTTTGGTGGATCTAAGTCCAGACCCAACACAATCTGGGGTTCTGGCGTAATCAACTACTTTGATTTCAGCGCAGGTACTGGCCTTGCTGATGAGAGTGTTGAGGCCACTATTAACACCAACCAGCTTAACACAATCGTTAATCTATTCTCAGGCAATGACTTCCGGATCTTCACGACCGGTGGTGAGTTCGTAATCTTGCAAACCTCTGGTGATCCGATTACGCCATCAACATTCTTTGTTCGGCCTCAGACAAGGTTGGGATCAAAGGCTGGTATCCCGATTGAAGAGCTAAACGGCGCGTCAATCTTTATTCAGCGTCAAGGTAAATCAATCAACGTGTTCCAGTTTGGCGACACCACAGCGTCTTACCAGGTTCAGAACATATCCGCTCTTAGCTCTCACTTGCTCAAGAACCCTGTTGATATGGCTGCGCGTAGGGCTGCGTCTACAGATGAGTCCGATCGCTTGTTCGTGGTCAACGGTGATGATGGCACAATGGCGGTTTACTCCATCCTGGTCGGGCAAAATGTTATTGCGCCCAGCCGGTTCGTGACTGATGGCGAGTACATAGCTGTCGGCGTAGAGGTTGCAGACGTTTATGCAATCGTTAAGCGCACGATAAATGGCACTGCCAACTACATGCTAGAGAAGTTTGAGCCTGATTTGACTCTGGATAGCGTTAAGAGCGGAGGAGCGGCCTCCTCAGTGAACATGAACCAGCTTCAAGGGGAAACGGTCCAGATCATTAGAGACGGTATTCTGGAGCCAGCACAGACGGTTCCCGCTTCGCCATACACAATCACCTTTGCATCCCCTGCTACGTCAAGTTATCAGGTCGGATTGAATTACACGGTTACTGCTAGGACAATGCCAGCGGAGCCAGTGCTGTCGTCTGGATCTGTGCAGGGATTTAAGAAGCGGATTATCCAGGTTGATGCGATTGTAAACAGCACCAAGGATATGACCATTAACGGCAAGCAGGTTTCATTCAGAAACTTTGGCGAGAATGTTCTTGATTCACCGGTTGAACCGTTCACTGGCATTAAAACAATGCACGGATTGCTGGGTTATAGCGGGACGGGGCAGATTACGATCAGCCAGAATGTTCCATTGGAAATGATTGTTCTAGGTCTTGAGTACCGTTTGAGCGTGGGGAGTTAAGATATGGAAGTAATGGCAGTAGTTGGTGCAGTAACCTCGGTCGCTGGTGCGGCAAGTCAGGTTAAAGCGGGAAAAGCGCAACAGGCTGGTTATGAGCAACAAGCACAACAGGCAGATCTAAGGGGTCGGGCAGAGGCTATTGCTTACAAGCAGCAGGGTGCAGATGCTCTTGCAAACCTAAATCAAACGCTTGCAGCAATTATAGCAAGGGCCGGTGCCGGTGGTGTTGATCCTACATCTGGATCTGCCCAGACGGTCGCAATGTATGCGATGTCACAAGGCGTAACGGAAGCTCAGATTTCGGAAGATAACGCGGCTCTTGCTGTCGGGCAAGCTACTCAGCAAGCTGGCATTTACAGATCCGCAGGGCGAACCGCTCGATTAAGTGCCAATGTTAGTGCCGCTGCCACTCTTGGTTCTGCTGCTTACTCTGTCGGACAATTAAGTTAAGGTAAGGTTAGAATATGGCACAGCTTCCACGATATCAAAGACTTGGTGTAAGAACCCGTCAACCGCAAAACCTTGATTTTGCAGATACGCGAGAACAGGCTGCTCTTTCTCAGAACCTTTCTCAGCAACTAAACCGTATGTCTAACTTTGCGTTTCAGAAGGCCGGTGAAAGGGCTGTTGAGCGTGGTGAAGAGCGTGTTCAAGAAGAGGGCGCGATTGCTACACTTGGTGATATTGATAAAAGGGGTGGTCCGCGTACTATCGCTGACAAGGCAGCATATGCTTTGGGTAGCCGTGTTGCTGTTGCTGAAGTTCAGAACGCTGCTGAAATAGAAATCAGTAGAATTTTAACTGAAGCTGAAAAGAGCGGTACGGCTTTCTCTACCGTTCAATCGCAACTAGCAGATGTTACCGATGGCTATTCGGAATCGCTGCGGGTGATAGATCCTGCCGCTTCCTCTGTCCTAAAAGTAAACCTAGAGGGAGCTACTGGTAAGGCGACTGAGAGGTATTCAAACTACTACGTTAAGCTGCAAGCTCAAC